ACACACACAAAAGTGGGAGCCAGGAGCATACGCAAGAATACACTCAGACAACACAGATGCTGAAGGAAAGTCAGGCGCATTTACAAGAAGCCGCTATGCAGGATTCCTATATCTCAATGATGATTTTGAAGGTGGACTGCTTAAGTTTCCAGATCAAAATATAGAGATTAAACCAGAAGTCGGAATGCTTGCCGTATTTGACGGGGGATTTAACAACATGCACGAAGTATCCCTAATAGAAAGTGGAGTAAGGTACACCATTGGATCTTTCTGGGATGATAGAGAAGAGTCTGATTATCCACAAGAACTAAGAGATGCTTGGGCTGAAGAAATGAAAGCAACCAGAGCACAACAAGAAATTGAAAGAGCCGAATGGCAAGATCTTCTAAAGCAAGGTTGGAAGATAGATGCTAATGGAAATAAATACAAGGTAGAAGATTTAGAAAAAAATGTCTAATTTTCTAACAAACATATTAAAAGAAAATAACTTTCAAATTGAGGAAGTTACTAATGACATTGTATTAGTTAAAGATTTTTTTTCTAAAGATGAACTAGATCAAGTTTTTAAAATTATAGATTCAACCCCAAATGAAGAATGGTTTATAGAATATCATGCTAATCTAAAAGGCTTTTGTATGCAAAAATTTGGCAGAGACGATGTTGATAATTTAGTTGCTGAAGGCAAATTTGAAATAACTCAAAACTGGCAAGATAAAAATTTAAACATAGCACGATATCCTTTTCAAAAAGATTTGTTTAATAGACTAAATGATTTGGTTCAAGCAGTTGATAACACAATAGAATTAAGTGGTTTTGCAACAATTCAAAGAATGCAGGAAGGCGTTGAGTTAAAAGCTCATACAGACCAGGATACAGATCCGTCAATTAGATATGCTGCAATTTTGTATTTAAATGATGACTATGTTGACGGAGAATTATTTTTTCCAATTAATGGCTTAGAGCTTAAACCAGAATCTGGAACAATGCTTATTTTCCCAGGGAACGCAGAATATAATCATGGAGTCAAACATGTAGGTCCTGGCCCAATTAGATACGTACTGGTTGGATTTATTAAAGAAAAAGGATTTTATGAGAAGAATAGATACTAAGGGAGAAACAAATGAATAAAGAAATTTTACATGAAAAAGTATACTACTATGAAAATGGTGTTAAAAACTTTGAAGAACTTATGAAAAACATTCATGAGTTAGATGAGATAGATAATCCTCAGCCTTGGGAAAACTGGACTGCCTCAAACGATAAAGATTTTATCTATGGTAAAACTATGTCATTTGATAAAAGTCAAATAGGTCAAATGGAAGATCCATACAAGTCTAGAATGACCTATATTTTTGATACTATTATGGAATCATTCTATGATGTTTCTAAAGATTTTGCCACCTCTATTGGAGATAATGATGAACCAAGACTGTTTCCAGTGTTTAATGTTAAAAAGTATAAATCTGGAATTGGAATGGGTGCCCACTTTGATCAACTAGATGGTGACCAAACCTTAAGATATTCTTTAGTCATGTACTTAAACGATGATTTTGAAGGTGGAGAAATATCCTTTAAGTTGTCTGACTATAAAAATATAGGAGAGTTCCCATCTCCAGATCTTGACTATGATGTTGCTGTTGCAAAGAATGAAATTGATTTTGGACTAAAGCCTAAAGCTGGAAGCATTATCATATTCCCTTCTTCAGCACCATATCATCACACCGCCCATATTGTAAAAACGGGATTCAAATACATGGTTCCAAGTCACTGGATACATAACAACATGGAACTTAATCGCAGTCAGAGTATGTAGTTGAAAACAGCTATAGTAACTGGAGCAAGCAAGGGTGTAGGGTTAGCAACAGTTAAACGTTTGTCCGAAAATGGATACAAGGTTATTGCTGTTTCAAGGAACCTTTCAAAGGTATCTGAGTTTATATCTGATAACGTTGAGGTATATAACCTAGACATAACAGACTCTAAAGCAATAGAGGGCTTCTTTGAAAAATACAAAGATATTACTCTAGATCTTCTGGTTAATAATGCTGGAGGAGGATCGGGTCCAACTCATATTATTAATGAAACTCCAGAAAACTTCAGAAAAGCCTATGACATAAACGTTACTGGCCCCATGTACTTATCTCAACTCTTTGTTCCTTGTATGGAAAGATCAGATTCTCCAACTATTATATTTGTTACTTCTTTTGGCGGTAAGGTTCCATATCGTGGTGGAGGAAATTATACAAATGCTAAAAGAGGTGAGCGTGGTTTGATTGACACAATGAGACTTGAGTTTCCTCAATTTAGAATTAAGATTACAGAAATATGTCCAGCAACTATTGATACCCAAGAACAAAAACGGGATAACGCATTAACTGCAGAAGATTTAGCAGAAGCAATTTACTGGGTAGGATCATTACCAAGTCATGTTAACATAAATGAAATTGAAATTTGTCATATCAACAGCAGCAAGTATAATTAGTTTTTTATTTATAACACTTTCGTTATATAAAAGTACTAACTATAAACAATAACTTTATAGATTAAATCTGAGCGTGGAATTGTTTTTAATTCTATGCTATACTTAGGACTACTTCCGATTCTACGAAGTACTCAACCAATATTAGAAAGGTGGCATACTTAAATGTCAGATGTTTTTTCGTTTCGCTTATCAGAGGATTTTGTAAATAAATATAGTAATACTCCAGCACCGTTTGGATTTTCAGATGCGGGTAGCAACTCTTTAGGAGAAATTACTTTTATCAGAACATATTCTCGTGTTAAAGAAGATGGAACAAAAGAACGTTGGCACGAAGTATGTCGCCGTGTAATTGAGGGTATGTACTCAGTTCAAAAGAATCATGCTAAAGATAATAGACTACCTTGGAATGATAATAAATCACAGAAGTCAGCACAAGAAGCTTTCCAAAGAATGTTTGAATTAAAGTGGACACCTCCAGGTAGAGGCCTCTGGGCTTTTGGAACTCCAATGACTATGGAGAAAAGAAACTCAGCCTCACTACAAAATTGTGCAATGGTTTCTACCCGTGACATTGATCGTAATGATCCAGGTGCCCTTTTTGCTTGGGTAATGGATGCTTTAATGTTAGGAATTGGAGTAGGGTTTGATACTTTGGGACAAGATAAACAAATGTCTATCTATGCCCCTACAGAGCCAGTTTCTATCTATGAGATTCCTGATACCCGTGAAGGCTGGGTAGAGTCTGTTCGTCTTTTAATTAATTCATTTTTACGCCAAAATCAATCTATTCAAGAATTTAACTATGACCTTATCCGTCCTCTAGGATCAGCCATTAAAGGCTTTGGTGGGGTCGCTAGCGGTCCAGAACCATTAATTCAACTACACATACGCATACGTAATGTCATTGGCTCTAGAGCAGGAGAAGTACTAGATAGTCGTGCAATTGTTGACATTGTTAATCTTATTGGAACATGTGTTGTTTCTGGAAATGTTAGACGTTCTGCTACCTTGGCTTTAGGAACGCCAGAAGATAATGGTTTTATTAATTTAAAGAATCCAGAAGTATTTCCTGAAAGAAATTCATTTGATCCAGAAAAACCAGGCTGGGCATGGATGTCTAATAATTCTATTTCTGCTACTGTTGGCACTAAATATGAAGACTATGTTGATTTAATTGCCGATAATGGCGAACCAGGATTTATTTGGTTAGATGTTGCAAGAGATTATGGTCGTTTAGCAGATGCACCAGACTATAAGGATTCCCGTATTATGGGATTCAATCCTTGTGCGGAGCAGCCATTGGAGTCATACGAACTTTGTACGCTTGTAGAAGTGCACTTAAATCGTCATGAATCCAAGGAGGACTTCCTCAAGACATTGAAATTTGCGTATCTTTATGGAAAGACTGTTACGCTTATGCCAACACATTGGCAGCAAACAAACGGTATCATGCAAAGAAACAGACGTATTGGAACATCTTTAACTGGAATTGCATCTTTCGCAGATACCTATGGATTACCAACAACTCGTGAATGGATGGACGAAGGGTATCAAAAGATTCGTTACTACGATCACAAATACTCAGAATGGCTATGCGTTAGAGAGTCTGTTCGTGTAACAACAGTTAAGCCATCAGGATCTGTATCTTTATTATCTGGAGCAACTCCAGGAGTTCACTGGGGTCCAGGTGGAGAGTTCTATCTAAGATCTATTCGTTTTGGTAACACAGATCCGATGCTTTATTTGTTTAAGGCAGCGGGATATAAAATTGAAGACGATGTAGTATCAGCCAATACATCTGTAGTATATTTCCCAGTAGCCTCTGGTCACAAGAGATCAGAAAAAGAAGTAAGTCTATTTGAAAAGATTGGCTTAGCAGCTACTGCTCAGAAGTACTGGTCAGATAATGGAGTTTCTGTTACTCTTTCTTTTGATAAAGAAACAGAAAAAAAGTTTGTTGCACCAGCCTTAAATATGTACGAAGGACAGCTAAAGGCAGTTTCTTTCCTTCCAATGGGTAATAAGACTTATCCACAGCAACCGTACACAGAGATTACAAGAGAAGAATATAACTCTTATGTGGGCACAATTGGTAAGATTGACTGGTCTGCTATCTATGATGGAGTCGAAAATCTTGAGGCAGAGGGAGAGTCTTATTGCTCTACTGATGCCTGTGAGATTAAACTTTATTAACCCTTAGCCTGCTATAATAAGGGGTAGGAGATATATGTCTAACCCATCTAATTTATATGCAGAAAAAATTTACTCAGAGCACCCTCTGGTACTTTGGGCATTAGACGATCAAGCAGACTATGTAAGTTTAATTACTGAGGCAAAAAGGAATATAGTATCTCTTTGGGATGACACAGAATCCTGTACTCTAAGTTCTGGGTCAGCACCTGCAGGAGAACCTTTTTCTGATAGTTTTACAAGCATAGTGTCTTGCAATGTTCCAGCAGGGGCATTTGGGGAATCAATTATATTGAGTCCAGACATTGATAATTTTCAAAACCTTAATACAACTTTAGGAACATTTTCTATTGGTTCTTATTTTTATATCGATAGCTTATATATTGATTCTATTTCTATTGGATATGAGTATACAGATACCACTACTTTAGAAATAGTTCAAAAGTTTAAAGATTTTACAAATCTAACATATCAGTCTTGGTCTTTTATGTCAGAAACTTTTGAGATCCCTGACGAAAACACAAACTTTAAAATAATTATAAAAATATTAAAGTCTTCAGGCGGAGCAACATCTGCTGATTATAAAGTTTATTTTAATGGAATAACCACAGGACAATGGTCTGAGGAATTTCATAAAGAATCTTTAGGCGTAACACCAGTATCTTTTCCAGCAACAATTGCAATTGACACAACAGATACAGTTATTCCAGCAGCAGCCTATGGAGTGTCTAGTAATACCGCATACTATTTGGTAAAGAATAATGCTCTTCTTGCAAAAAATACAAGTATTCCACTAGTGTTCGGTGCCTCTGGATTAACTAAGATTATTCCAAATACATCAAATAAACCTTCGTTAATATTCCCAGGCCAAGGATTTTTAAATAAATCTGGGCAGCATAAAGAATATACAGTAGAGTTCTGGGCAAGAATAATTGCAGACTCTCCAGATCCAAAAAGAATATTTGGACCAATTGCTTCTTCAGATGGACTATATGTAGACTCAGGGTTTTTAACTTTAGTTGTTGGTGGTAAATCTAAGTCTCACTTTGTTGGTGAATGGTTTAGACCAATGCTCATACATATTAGATTAATTAAAAATTCTGTGACGGTACTGTTAAATGGAGAACAGGTAATAGATATTGCTATTGACACTACATCTTTATCATTACCAGATTTGTTAGATGAAGATCTAAGAAGTCAAGACTGGCTTGGATTCTATGCGTACGACAACGTAAGCTTAATCGAAGTAGATTGCCTTGCTATATACTCTTACCAAGTTTCTGTAACTGTTGCAAAGCGTAGATGGGTTTATGGTCAAGCCGTATCTTCAGCACAGTCTATCAACTCGTCTTATGGTGGAACTTCTGCTTTTATAGATTATTCATTTTCAAACTATACTGCAAACTATAACTATCCAAGTTTTGCACAATGGCAACAAGGACGTTTTGACAATTTAGAAACAACGTCTTTAGAGTTAACTACGCCATCTTATAGTTTGCCGAACATATTTTTAGATACTAAAAGTCTAGATGATTTGTATACTGACTGTAAAGCAATACAAACAGATCAAGAATCTGGAGCATTGCCATACAAGTTTTTAACATTTAGACCAAACTCGTCATGGAATGCGTTAGGAACATATCTAAACTTTTCAAAGTTTAATATTTTAAATGACAAAATAAAATCTATATACGGAGTATTTAGTAGTGGAATTATACTAATTGATGGAGGATATTATAATACATCTCCAACAGAAACTTTTGATGCAGAATACTATAATACAGCAAGTTGGATAGAGTCATACGATGCTGGAATTTCAGCTGCAGATGGAACCGTTCAAACATTAATTAAAATTTATAACACACTAACTGATGACTTTTTTATTACAAGGCTTAATGGAAATATAGTTGAATATGTCTTAAATTATAATGGAATAGAAGAAACAATATATACAACAGAGGCAATTGAGCCAGATCAATTATTTGCAGTTGGAATTGACATAGATGATTTGTCTAATGTTTTTGGAGGAAATGTTTCAGCATTTTTTGGTAATGTAAATGGCCTAAAGATTTATATTGCTGGAGATGAGCAAACTTTTAATTCATTTTCTGGTAAAATTTACTCGTTAGGTTTTACAACAGAGCTTAACCATAAATCAATAGCAGATTACTTTAATGAATATGGAGTTGTTAATTTTGATGATTTGTCTGTTAGTGGGGTAACAGAAGAAACAAATGCTATTGCTCTTATAAACCATTTAGCAAGCTATACCTTATTACCAATAGAGGCATATGATGAATTCTTCCTTGATATTGGAGTATCTGGATACTGGGAAGACTACCTTCCCCTATCTTATTTTGCTAAATATGTTGATAATTCCCAAGGTGCTTCTTTCTATGATTTAGATTTTTTACAGTTTAATATTGGCTATCCATCTCCATCAAAACTTTTAGAAAAAGAAACAACTTCTTCTTGGACGTATGAAGAACTAAAGGAAAGTTATTCGGCACCTATTCAACAAACCTATTACCAGATAGACAATAGCCTTATAACTGGCTGGGATAACTATGAAGACTTAGCTCAAAAAGCATTAAAGTATTACGAGTATGATACATCAGACTCATTTGTTAAAACCTATGTTACTTTTCAATATATAGCAGATGGAGCAAATGCTCTTGATGATAGCTTTACTATAAACGTGCCAGCCAAAGAAGGATCAATTATTGATATTGATAACTATCCAGACTGGGCTGCTAGCAAGTTTGAGATTGTAGATAATACAATTATTTATCCTAGCAAGTCTGTAGATTTCAATGACCTAGCAGTTGTATATTCTATTGACTTTAATGTGCGTGGAATTATAAATAGACCAATTAAAATTAAAGAATTAGAGATAGCCTCTCAAGCACTTAGCGATAATGCCTTTAACTCGGTAGGCACTAGGTTTGGAGTTGACCTAATTCCGTATAAGAAGTCTGGAATTTATTTTGACTATAAGTCAAAGAATCCTTTTAGTATTTATAAGTCAAGCACACCATATCTTTATTTAACAAAAAATTCTGGAATAGAAGTTCGTGGAGATTTTGAGTTTGAAACAAATCGTGGTATTGCTATGCCAATTAATAAAGAATTATCAGATGAGTATCGTGTAAGCTCAATGCAGGCTTGGATGTTTGCAAATCAAGATTCTTTTTCTGCGTCACCAATCGAGATCTTTGAAATTAGATATAAAGAAGATACAATTAAATTTTACATGGTTGCTGATAGCCCATCTGGATCAAGAGCAAAGATATACGCAACTAGCAGTTTAACTGGAACAGAATATACAGGACTAACGTATTTTTGGAACGGTATATCAGTTCAAAATCCAATTATTACAATAAAAGAATGGGGATCGTTAGGGCTACAGTTCTCATCTGCACTAAACTTTGGTTTATATATTGGTGCAATTAATCTAAATGGTCCAATACTATTTAATAACATATCTTTCTATCAGGCAAATAATTTACAACAAATTCAGAGTATTGTAACTAGACCTTGGCTAAAGGTTAAGACCAGTGAAGGGGTAGTAAACACATGGTCATATTGGAGTGAAAACTATGACTGGCAAGAGGCTTTAGTTGTTTCAAGCTCAGAGCTATACGGAGTTAACCCTACAGATGTGTACAAGAATTATCTTGGAACTAATAAGATTATCATTGATGATAATGAAGGCATGACGTTTGATGCTAATAAAGTTAAGGTATATAAGGATACTGAGTGGCAGACAAGTACTCTATTGCCAGTCTAATATGGTATACTTGAAGTTATGGATTCATTAATAAACCCAAAAACTGGCAAACCTATTGTCAACAACGTACGCAGAAAAGTCATTGATAAGCACTATGACTGGGGACTTTATGTATATAAGAAGTCAACAGGCAAGTGGTTTACAGACGGATCAGGCTCAGTTTTAAACATACCTGCACAAAAAGGTGACATAAGCAAGATTGCCGAGCTAAAAAGAGAAGCAATCGCTTGTGGAGATGACGGTCAAGGTACGGCAGTATTTGTTCCTGGTTTGACAAGGGTAACAGAAGAAGAATATTCAGAGCAAAAGGACAGAATGAAGCAAGGATTAATTCCTTCCCTAAATGACCTTGGTGCCATAGATGCAGCACAAAAAACTTTAAGGATGTACGGCGATGAGGGATAATTCTGATTACGTTAGTGCAAAACTAAATACACAAGAGCAAGAAGAAAATATCTTTCACGCACAAGACCCATTTAACAAAACATGGGATGATTTAAAAGATCTTGGTGGAATCAATCAAAACTTTAAAAGAAGAACTGTCAGACTTTTAAACAAGGCTGCTGAAATGACTCCAGCATATTTGGACTCAGCAAATGCTCAGTCATCAGGAGTTGACGGTACAGGAACTAAGGGTATTAATCCTGGAACAGTATACCGAAATGGATATGGTCTGTTTGATATTATTACTCCACCATACAACATGTATGAGCTTGCAAACTTTTATGATACATCTTTTGCTAACCATGCTGCTATTGATGCCAAGGTAGAAAATGTTGTAGGTCTTGGATATCGTTTTGATATTTCAGACAGAACATCTTTACGCCTTGAAACTTCAAGTGATGAGCAAGCATCTGCTCGTGCTCGAAAAAGAATTGAGCGCATGAAGATTGAGCTTCGTGATTGGATAGAGAATTTAAATGATGATGACTCATTTACAAAGACTATGGAAAAAGTTTATATAGACTTAGAGGCAACAGGAAATGGTTTCATTGAAATAGGAAGAACTGTTGAAGGCGACATCGGATACCTAGGTCATATTCCAGCAACTACTGTTCGTGTTCGTAGATTAAACGATGGCTTCCTTCAGATTATTGGTCAGCAAGTAGTTTACTTTAGAAACTTTGGGGCTAAGAACCAGAACCCAGTTACTGTAGATACTAGACCAAATGAGATTATTCATATTAAGCAATACTCACCACTAAATACCTTTTATGGTGTACCAGATATTGTTGCTGCTTTTCCATCTTTGATTGGTGACAAGTTAGCATCACAATACAACATTGACTACTTTGAAAATAAAGCGGTACCACGATATATCATTACTTTAAAGGGTGCCAAGCTAAGTGCAGATGCAGAAGATAATATGTTTAGATTCTTGCAGACTGGACTAAAATCTCAATCCCATAGAACTTTGTACATACCACTTCCTGGAGATACAGATCAAAACAAGGTTGAGTTTAAGATGGAGCCAATTGAAAATGGTATCCAAGACGGATCATTTAAAGAATATAGAAAGCAAAATCGTGATGATATCCTGATTGCCCATCAGGTTCCAATTTCTAAACTTGGTGGCTCTGACTCTGGTATCGCAGCAGCTTTGTCTCAAGATCGCACATTCAAAGAACAAGTTTCACGACCAGCACAACATCATCTTGAAAAGATTATCAATAAGATCATCAAAGAAAAAACAGATATTCTAGAGTTAAGGTTTAATGAGCTAACTCTTACAGATGAAATTGCTCAATCTCAAATTCTTGAACGTCTTGTTAAGACTCAGATCATGATGCCAAATGAGGCTAGAGAAGCTCTTGATCTTCCACAAACTAAAGACGGAGATACACCTTTTGTAATGTCTCCAGGACAAGCAAATGATGCTCAATCAAATGCAACTTCAAATCGTCAACGGGATACAGAAAGAGTCAATAACCAGTCAGATGGCCCAGCAACTATTGCTGGAAGAAATCCTAAAGGTGAAGGAAGATCATCTCAATAATTGAGAAAACTCATAAATGTTTGGTATAATAGATAAGCTATGAATATAAATAAAGCTTCCTGGGTTACCGACGGAGACAACGTTCGTCTATCAATGCCTTTTGGCAAGGTAGATCAAGAACGAAGACTTGTTTCAGGTTTTGCCTCTCTAGACAATGTTGACAAACAAATGGACATTGTAACTACCGAAGCTAGCATGAGTGCTTTTGCAAAATTTCGTGGGAACATTAGAGAAATGCACCAACCATCTGCTGTTGGCAAGATGATCTCATTTAAAGAAGAAAAATATTTTGATCCAGAATCAAAGAAGTTTTATAAGGGAGTATACGTTTCTACCTATATTTCTAAGGGTGCCCAAGATGCTTGGGAAAAAGTTCTTGATGGTACATACACTGGTTTTTCAATCGGGGGACGAATGAACAAGTGGGATGACGCATATGATGATACAATGGAAAAGCAAATTAGAATTATCAAGGACTATGACCTCATTGAGCTATCTCTTGTTGATAGTCCAGCAAACCAATTTGCTAGCATTATGTCAGTTGAGAAGGTTGATGGTGTAGATATGATTAAAGCAGATAACACTGTTTTAGAAAATGTATTCTATGACAAAGAGTCTGGATTAGTTATTGTTTCTGAAGAAGAGACACAAGTAAGTCCTGCAACTGGACAAGAAATGAAGAACATTGGTTTTGTTGAAAAAGATGATTTAGAAAAAGCAAATATGATAAAGTTCTTAGTTGATAGTGCTAAAGGCATTAGTACAATTAAGATTACTAAGGAGGTAAATCCAATGACAGAAGCAACAGAAGTAGCAGTCGAATCTGCAGTTGAACAAGTTGAGGTTACTCCAGAGGCACAGCCAGTAGTTGAAGAAGCACCAGTAGCGCAAGAAGCTCCTGCTGCAGAACCAGCTGATGGTAGTGCAGAGTCTCCAGCTGCACCTGCAGCTGAGACTGTAGAGAATACTGCAGATAAGGCAGACAGCCTTGAAGCAAATGCAACAGCATCTAACGAAGAAATTGCTAAAGCAGTTTCAGAAATTAAGGATTCTCTAACTAATGCCTTTGGCGATCTCTCTTCAACTGTAAAATCTTTACATGAGCAGATTATGACACTAAGTAAGTCTCTTGAATCCGTAACTAGTGAGGTTAAGGAAGTTAAGGGAACATTTGATGAGTTTGGCAAGCGAGTGGATGACGTAGTAGCAGACACAGCTTTCCGCAAGTCTGGCGATCTAGGCGAGATCGTACAGTTCGAACCACTTAAGGTTCAAAAATCCCTATGGGGCGGTCGTTTCCTCACATCAACCGACCTATTCAACTAAGATATAAAATCACTAGGAGGTGAACAATATGTCGGAACAAGAAACAAATATAGAAAAGAACTACCCAGGATCTGGTGGCAGCGGAGCAGAGATTAACTCTCAAGGCGCAACAGTATCTGGAAATATCGGTGGTGCAACTGCCCGTGATGCAAATGGTAACGTAAGTCCAGCAACATCACTCGGTCAGACAGCAACAGCTACATTCGGTGTAACAACTGGACCTAACGCTGTAAACCCATCTGGTACATCAGGTGGTATTCTAGCACCAGAGCAGGCTCGTCGCTTCATCGACTACGTGTGGGATGGAACAGTTCTCGCCAAAGATGGTCGTAAAGTAACAATGCGTGCTAACACAATGGAAATCGAGAAGGTTAACGTTGGAGAGCGTGTAATCCGTGCTGCTGCTCAAGGTAGCCCAAACTACACAAACGCAGGCGCAACATTCTCAAAGGTAGAACTAACAACCAAAAAGATTCGTCTTGACTGGGAAGTTTCTACAGAATCACTAGAAGACAATATTGAAGGCGGTGCTCTTGAAGATCACCTAGTTCGTCTTATGACAAACGCTTTTGCTAATGATATTGAAGATCTAGCAATTAATGGCGATGGATCAACTGGCGACTTCCTTTCAATCATGGACGGATTCGTTAATCGTGTACAAACTGAAGACTCTCACGAAGCAGTCACAGTTATCAGCGACAACAACTGGACAACCGCTGCTATGCAAGATATCATCTTGGCTTTGCCACGTAAGTATCGTGCACTAAAGGCTGGTCTAAAGTTCTATGCTGGTACAGATGTTTTCCAAAGCATCGTTAAGAACAACGGTACACTTGCTGATGCAATCGCAGAAGCATTTTCACCAATCGCTGCTGGTACACCAGCAAACCGTCAATCATACCTTGATGGCGGAGCACAGACATTCGGTGGTGCTCGCACCACTCGTGTTCTAGGCATTGATGTTATGGAAGTTCCTTACTACCCTGCAGGATATGTCGACTTGACATTCCCACAGAACCGTGTATGGGGATTCCAACGTGACATCACTGTTAACCGTGAATACAAGCCAAAGAAGGACACAATTGAATACACAGTATTCGTCCGCTTTGGTATTCAATGGGAAGAACTAGATGCAGTTGCATACCATGACATTTCAGATTCATAATCTGTAGTCAACTTAGAGGGGGAGTAGAGTCACATCTGCTCCCCCTTCTTCATACTCTGGTATAATTTAGTCAGGAGGGAATGCCTTGAACATTGATAATTTGTTAAGTAAAACAGTTTTTGAATTAAAGTCGTATGCTAAAACTAACGGTATTCCTTTGGGGGATGCAAAAAAGAAAGTTGATATATTATCAACAATTGAAGAATTTACTCCATCTAGTGTTATAACAGAAAACATTAAAGAAGAATACGATAAAGTAGCCCTATACTCAAAAAGAAATATACATTGGTCTGAAATTGGAAACCTCAAGATTGGATACAATATTGTGTCTAAAGATCAAGCAAAAGTTATGTCTACCCATAAGGCTGTGCGTGTTGCATCTCCTGAAGAGGTAGCAAGTTACTATGGTAAATAATGCAACTATTACGTAAAGCTCCATATCCACTATCTATAACCTATACCGTTCCAGATAGCCTTACAGACTACATTCTAGTCATTAGAGATATGTCTGAGCAGACAGAGCTTGAAGAATCTATCACATCTACATCTGGGTCTTTAGTTACTTATTCCCTTACTGGAGATTTTACAAAGTATGATAAATCCTATGCCCTTACAATTTATGAAGACCTAACCGATTCTGGAGCTGAGATAGTTTATGGAGATGTTGTTGTAGAGGATAATTTAGATATTCAAAGACCATACGTTGACCCAGAAACACTTGGAACCACAGCTACAGAAATTGCTCAGTATAAAGAATATGAAAATTTAGCCAGACTTATTATCGACTCAGTAACTGGTGGATTCTATTATAATAGAACATACCTAGAGGTTGTTGGTCAGGGTACTGACTATATGCCACTTTGGAAAAAAACAGAAAAACTTTTAAAGGTGTACGAGAATACGGTATTAGTATATGACTTATCAGAATCACCAGCAGCTCTTGGATCATTTAATTATGTAATTACAAAAGATAGAACATCAATTACAAAAGATCCAGTACTAGACGAAGGTGAAATAAATCGTGCAGAAAGAAAACCTGCGAGAATTCCATTAGCACCATCAGACTCATACAATGTTTTTGATACAGAAGATAGTGGTTTAGTTCAAACCATTTCTGCAGGAGTTGGTTTTGCCGAGGGCACCGATTATATATTCCAACTAGAAACAGGATATAAGGTAGTACCATACGATATCCAAGATGCAACAAAGATTCTTATTGAAGATATTAAGTGTGGAAAGCTAGACTACTACAAGAGGTTTGTCAAGAGATATGAGACAGATCAGTTCCAGATTGAATACGATAAGCGACTAATTGATGGTACTGGAAACCTATTAGTTGATAAGATTTTAGATAAATACAAAACCTCAATAACTCGTCCTGGGATTTTATAATGTTAGTATGTGAAGAAAATGACTTCATGTACCCTATGAGAGCTGATATTTATTATCCAATCATAACTCAAAATGACTATGGTC